CCTGAACTGGCTGTTGCAACAGTAAGAGTAACTCCTGATAAATCAAGGGTGCTACTAAGCTTGGCTGCTGTTATTGCGCCATCTGCTATATATAATCCTGGTACTGTTGTTTTTGCCATTTTGTTCCTCTATTTTATTTTAGTCGCCATTTTCTTCCTCTGCCGCAATTAGTGCGTCTACTTCTGCCTGAATTGTTGCAACGTCAGGTTTTGGAATACTGTCTTTGATTCCTTTGATAAAGTTATAAAATTCTCCAGTCTTTGCAGCTTCTCCAAATAAACCAGCATTTACATCGTCATATAACTTTTCTAATTGTGTCGCAATTACATATAAATTTTGTCTTTCATTTCTCCAAGCATTTAACTCATTAAGTTTTGCAACTATATTATCAGGTGGTGGTGGAAAATTTATTTCATTACTCATTTTTTATCCTCAATATTGATTACTACTTGATCCACTAAATGTATCAGATGTAATTTCAAAGTCTTTATTATATCCAGTAGGTTGCGCAAATTCAAAATGATATACAAATCCTGCGTAATAAGAACTCGTACCCAAATAAATTTTTATACAGCTAAAGTTATCTGATGATTTATAAATTGAAATTGTCTGATTACTATCAGTTCCTTGATTTTGATATACAAGTGCGGTGTGTGAATTACCAGCTGCATATGCATATGCAGCTGCATGCAAATCAATTGTTTCAGCAGTTCCATAATTATAACCAGTAACATGAACTCTATACATTATGCTTTCATTTGCGCATGAAATATTTGTTTTAATATCATGGTATGGTGTCGATGATGCTCCAGTCATATAATGAGCAGCACACATATACGTATTTGCACCATTATAATTGATTGTATGGACACCATCATTATTCAAACTATCCGAGAAAACATTAAATTTACGTGTATTTAATAATGAACTAGTTGTACTACCTATACCAACGTTGCCTGAAGAATCAATACGCATTCTTTCCGTTGAATTACCACTAGTAGGTTGAGTGCTAAAAACTAATCTTGCACAATCAGCTTGTCCATCTGTTACTGACGATATTGTAGCTAAATCTGTATCATTATTATTTCCAAACATGATACGACCAATACCTTGGTCGCCATTTGAATCATTTCTTCTTATTTGTATACCATGACCACCGCCACTAGCTGGAGTTTCTATTTGTAATAAGTCGTCTGTATGACTAGCAGAATCACCGATAAGCAACTTGCCTGAAGAATCAATACGCATTCTTTCTGTATTACCACTGGTAGAGTTATAGTTGCTATTTGTATACCAGAGATGTTTTGTAACTCCTCTATGGTCTGTACCTGAAGAACCATAAAGTAAACTTGTATTACCATTTTCTGCTTTAGCACCTAGTAGAGCAGCAGTGTTATTGGTAAACATTGTCATAATAATACCTGCATACTTAATAGTATTATCAGTTAAATTACTAGAAATGTGTATTTGGTCTACACCACTTGTGCCACCCATAATCTGTAATTTGCTTGAAGGACTAGTCGTTCCAATACCAACGTTGCCTGTACTATGTTTAATAGTAAATTCTTGCTCAGTAGCACCAGGGTTGCCGCTTATAGAAGGCAATGTTCTAATATAAAAGTCACCGGGGCTTAAGTTATTTGCACTACCTACAAGCCATCCTTTACTGTTGAGGTCGTCCCACATTCTTATAGCAGGAGCTGTGGTCCAAGTATTCCCGTTGCCCTTTAACTCTAGTCTACCATATGGAGCAGCCGTCCCAATCCCAACATTGCCTGAAGAGTCTATTCGCATTCTTTCTGCTGCTGCAGTTTTATCTTCAAATACAAGACTTCCTCCAGAAGCAACCCCCATAGCAAACTCACGTACTCCACTTCTAGATAATTTTAAGTTATTTCCTGCTCCTTCTATATGTAATTTATAATCAAGACTATCAGTCCCAATTCCAACGTTGCCTGAAGAATCAATGGTTACTTTGGTTGTGTTATTAGTTCCTAAAAATAATTTACCAGCAGATTCTTTGTTGTAAATATATAAGTCATCTTCATAGTCTGAGATATAAGACATTGTAGTGCCAGTACCACTTCCAAGATAAATAGCGTTTGAAAGGTAGAGGTCTTTCCAACGTGAATTTGAACCGCCTAAATCAACATCAGCATCATTTGCTGTGTTCATCCTAAATGCTGTCTGATAGCCTTGTAGTTTTCTAGTAGTCCCACCATCATCCCATTGAAAAGCCATAGCACTATCGGTTACAGGCGAGTCAATAATAAAATCAACTCCACTTACACTAATACTTCCAACTGTTGTTCCTGCCTTTGAAAACCTAACAATTTCTCCGTCACTTGTAGTTCTGTCAAATTGTCCTGCTCTGTCTCCACTAGCAGATGAATAAACTAACCCTGCCGCATTTATAGTTGTACCTGTAGTTCCGTAAGCTGAAGTAGCACCCACCAACAAGTTGCCTGAAGAATCAATACGCATTCTTTCTGTGCCAGATATTCTAAATTGATAATCACCTGCATCAAATAATGATGTTCTGTAAGCATTATCAACCCTATCATAATAAAGTTGTTGTACTCTTGCATTTGAATCATCAGGTGAAAATTCAACACCTGTTGCTCCTGAATCTGAAATACTTAATTTACCTACAGGACTAGTCGTTCCAATTCCAACATTTTTATTAAATGACCATGCATCTGATGTTGATTGATATAAAAGAGTTGCACTTGCTCCGTCTACAGTAATTCCAGCACCATTGGCTGCAGCTGCATTAGCTGCTCCTGATGCTAATGTGAGATTTAAATCATCTACTGTCATTGTAGTAGAATTAATAGTAGTAGTAGTACCATCAACTTGTAAATTACCTGCAATAACAAGAGTACCTGTATTATCTCCTACTGCGGCAGGGTCAATTGTAAATGTAGAAGGACCTGCTAAATAACCTGTTGTTGTAATATTTCCATAAGTTCTATTGCCTGAAATATAAGTTCCTACACGAGCATCTGTATAATATAGATTTGAACTTCCTTCTGATACATCATCAGTATCTCCACTTAACTCACTCAAAGCATCTTTTCCAGCTACTTGAGTATCAACATAATCTTTTACTGCTGCAGATGTCGGTAAAGTTGTGTCATTGTCGTTTGAGCTTATACCTTCAGATTCAATAACTAACGCTGCATCTGCTATCTTTCCGATTGTTACTGCGTCATCTGCTATCTTTGCTGTAGTAACATTTGAATCTGCTATTTTTGCTGTAGTAACAGCACTACTTACTATCTTTGAAGCTGTTACACTGTCATCCGCCATTGAAGCTGTCACAACAGAACCTGCTGCTGGAGTATTCACAGTTGTAGACGTTAACATTACAACTTCTATATTATTTGTTCCAGTTGGAGGTGCGCTGCTAAAGGTTAGAGTAGTTCCGCTTACACTATATGTAGTTTTTTGTTGATATACACCATCTATATAGACTTGTGTATTGTTTTCATTTCCTGGATTATTAGCAAGTGTAAAAGCTGTTGTAGTTCCGTTTCCACTAAAATTACTTATAAGTACACTTTCTCCGCTATACACATCTCCTATTACATATACGACTACATTATTTGTTCCTGAGATTGGAGCAGTATCAAATGTTAAAGTAGTTCCACTAATTGTATAAGCGTCTTGATTTTGAAATACACCATTTATAAATGCTATTATTTTTGATTCTGCACTTGGAGATTCAGAAAGTGTAAAAGCTGTTGTACTACCGTCTCCACTTGCAATATTTGTACTGAATGCAGTTGCAGAAGCTGCTCCTCCGCTTTGATCTTCAAATGCAAGATTTCCACTACCATCTGTTGTAAGTACTTGACCGTCTGTTCCATCTGAAACATTAAGTTCAGAAATACCTACAGCATTTGCAGCGATTTCGGTTGAAGTTACAGAATTGGCAGATAAGCCAGAGATAGTTGCAGTAGAAGCACTTGTTATTCTTCCGTCTGCATCAATAGTAATTACAGGTATGGCACTTGTAGAACCGTATGAGCCAGCAGTTACAGCTGTCGAAGCTAATTCAGTAGGCCCAATTGAGTTTGCTCCTACTTCTCCGATTGTAACTATTGATTCTGTTCCACTTACATCCTTCTTAATAAATAATTTGCCATCATAGGTATTAATGGCGAGTTCGCCAAGTGCTAAAGAAGATGTTGAAGGTACTGCATTTTGAGTCGCAGACCTTTTTAATTTAATCGTTTGTGCCATATCTATGGATTTCCTTTTCTATGCGTATATACGCGGAAACTAATTATTAGGAGAATGTTCCCCCATCTATTGTGTTTGTCCAAGTAACTGTGCTATTTGCTCCTACTTGTAGTATTTGACCAACGCTATTTGTAGAATCATATGTTCCAATTGTTAGTCTTTGATAACCAGTATTTGCACCATTTGTGTTACCAAATATTAAGTCACCAGTTGCTGTTTGTGTAATACCTTTAATTCTTAAAGCGTCTGAACTTATTTCTAGTGACTGACCGTCTACTTCTACATCAAGAGTATTTCCAGTTTTGGTCATACCTGTACCAGCAGTTATCTGACCAGCACCTGAGAATTGAGCAAAAGCTAAACTTGTAGTACCAACTGTAATTGAACCATCTGTAGTTAATACAAAACCACTATCAGCATTTACAGTACCTTCAGTTACGAAAGTAAATAATCCTGAAGTAACTTCTGCATTTGCATCAGCATCAGTTGCTCTTGTCATTGCTGAACCAGAGCCATTAAATACATAAATACCGTTTTCTGCACCTAAAGATTGATCTTTTACAAGTACTCTATCGTCTGTAGAAAGAGTTACGCCATCAATTGCTGCTGGTGCACTTGATAAAGAAATATTTGAACCTGTAGTAGCAACTCTTACTGAATCTTTAAAGTCTAGACCAACTTTAACTGCGTCTACATATTCTTTTGATACAAGAGAAGTAGCTCCAAAGCCTGCTCTATCTTTATATCCTGAAGGAACTGTTACTGTTCCTGTACCGTTTGGTGATAATGTTAAGTTACCGTTTGAATTTGTTGTAGAGATATCATTACCATTTACAGTTACATTATCAACTGCTAATGAAGTAACTCCTGTTATATCTCCGCTGCTTATACTTGCAGTTCCGTCAGTTACAGTTGTACCAGTAATTGTAGTACCTGTTATAGCTGCTGCACTTGCACCGCCTATAACTGCACCATCAATTGTACCACCATTAATGTCAACAGTAGTTACTGAACCACCATTTGATACAGTAGCACCTGCAAAGTTAATTGTTCCTGAACTTGTTAAGTCTGTAAATGTAGCAGAAGTAGCTGAATTAGCACCAATAATAGTACCATCAATTGCACCACCATTGATATCAAAGTTTGTACCTTCAATTTCTACAGAACCTGCTTCAAGTTTTTTACCTAATGTTATTTTTTCAGCAGAGTTTGTGGAATCAAATGTTAAATATGAAGTAACGCCTTCTTTGATAGCAAATGCATTTGCATTGTTATCAATCATAACAATTTCTGTAGCCTGACTACTTACATCAATAGAGCCACCTGTTAAGTCTAAATCTAAATCAGCTGCTGCAACTATTTGAACATTTCCTGAGCCTGCAGTAATAGAGTTAGCACCTATGGTAAGGTTTGCTGTTTTTAATTGGTCTATTTTACTATCTGAATCTATAATGATTGCTGAACTTGCTGTTAATGTACCTGCTGTATGGTCGAGTAGATTTACATAAACCTCACCGCCTATTACATCATTAGCTGAACCATCACCTATAAATAACTTACTGGAGTTAAACGAATACGCTAATTCACCCGCAGCTAGAGCGCTAGATGGGGCTGCTGCGCTAGTACTTCTTTTAATTTTAATTGTTTGTGCCATAATGTTTTCCTATTGACTTCTAGAACTGTCCTCCGTCTAGATTGTCCATTGTATCCGTTGCTGCGGCAAGGGGTACGAATTCAAAGTTATTAGCGGAAGTTTCTCTATATACCTTTAACTGATCATTATCAGTGTCATACCATAGGTCACCTTCTCCTAATGAAGCCCCGGTCGGGGTAGTTGATTGTCTAAAAAATTGGTCTGCAAGATGATTAATTGCTGCTTGCAGTGTTCCGCCTCCAAAAGAGCCGTGTGCATCTGCTGTAATTTCTGAAGCAGAAGCTAATACACCTGTAACTAGTGCTAAACTTGTTTGCACAGTTATAGGATTATCTGTTTGATTTACGGTAACATTCGTATTACTTTCATTTACAGTTACAAATGTAGGTTCTTCTTGAACTGTTACGGTAATAGCCATATTATCTTGTTACTTCTGGAGTTACTGTTACATTTCCCTGTAATAGACGAGTAACTACTCCAGTGCTTGATTCAATTTCTAAATCATATACATATATACCTTCTTCTATACTAGCTGTTGTAGTTGCGGTGGCTTGTAATCGTATAATACCACCAGAGGCGTTTGCAACACTGCAAGTTACAGTAAGTAGTATACTTGTAGAATCGTGTGTTTCTCTAACTTGCATTCTCGGAGTATATCCTGTCAAATCCATAGCCGAGCCACTTTCCTGTACTGTAACAGTTCTATCTAATGTTGCTCCCTGTTCTAAAGTGAAATTGTAGCTTCCTGCTGACATATCTTTTATACCTCCAATGTCTTAATTATACCAAATTTTATAACCTCTTGTCAAGAACTAAATTTGGAAAGTCCATCATATAACTTTATGATTTAGGAAATTTGTCCTTAACTGCTTTTAATTGAGTGTAGAAAGATGTTAATTTTGCTGAATCTCCAAACACTCCATCATCTATAGCATGCCAAAGTAAATCTAATTGTTCTTTTAAAGTAGGGTATTCAGTTCCTCGTGCTTGAGAATAAGTATAATTTTTTGTTAAGTTTTTATTAATTGCCATAGCTTTGATCTCCATAAACTAATACTTGAAAAGTATGGTCTAAATACTTATCTTTTGTTAATTTAAAATTAAATTTACCTGCATTAGAACCTGTAATACTTAAAGTTCCATCAGAATCTATTGTTCCAGAATTTTCTCCATCAATATAAACTGTACTACCTTCAGGTATATTTGTTATATCCATACTCTCATTTAAATACATAAAAGTACGTGGTAAATTTGGTGTAAATCTACCATAAGGAACTATATCTGTTCCTGCATCATTTACATAATTTTCGCTAATAGAAGGTAGAGTATCTACTTCGATTTGTAAGTGAGATAATCCATCTTCTGCTTGATTGTCAATTACGCTTTGAGGAGTATCATTAATTGTTCCCCAAATTATTTTTTTATCTGAATTGTAAAATATATGATATTCCATTTTTTCTCCTATATGAATGGTGATTCGCAATTAAATATAATGTACGAATAATAAATTGGTTGAGAAGCATAAAACTCGTTAATTATTCGACTTCCGCCAAACCACTCCTGATATCTGCCTCCTGAACACTGATTTGTTATTGTTAAGTTTGTTGTTGTTGTTTCGTAATAAGCGCCTTCATCATAGTCTAAGTCCCATTCTTCATCTCCTTGTTGTGGCTGATTAACTAATTGAAAAACATCAAAAAATACATTAACCCCGCTCGCCCAGTTATTTCCTGTATATATCAAAGTATCTCCATTATATGCTTTATAAACCTTATTAGCATAAGCAGGAGGACCTCCACCAAGTGGACTAGCCGTGATAGAACTATTTACATAAAAACCTCCAGAGGTTACAGTTACGCTTGTTACAGAACCTCCACTAATAGTCGCTGTTGCAGTTGCGCCTGAAGGAGAGAAAACTATAGTTGGAGCTGTTGTATATCCTGAACCTCCACTCGTTACACTTACAGAAGTAACAAAATAAACGCCAAAGAAAGCATTATAAGTAGCTGTAACACTAAAAGTCGCTGCTGTAGTAGGAGGGGCGCCTGTCATATTTGCTTCATTTGTATATGTTACTTCTACAAAAGGTCGAAAACCTAATCCATGACTAATTGTTCTTGAGGCTCCTCCATTTAATATTCCTTGTCCATGAGCTGCAACATTAAATCCTTTTACTGCGCTGTCCGAATTAAATATGAGTCCAGAACTTGTAGAAGTTACATCTTCTGTAGGTCTACTTACATATAAACCATAATCTGAAGTTCCTCTTTTTCCTAATAATACTCTATTTGCCATTTTAGAATAAACTTGTGCTTGGTATTCCTTTAAAAAGAAATACTTTAATTGTTTGATCTGTTACAGCTACAGTACCTGACCCAGACGGGTCAGAATAACTTGAATCCAGCGTTGTTGAAAATGTCGACCCTGAAGTAAAACTTGTTGTTAGTGCATCTGTTCCTTCTACTAATGCAAAAGAAGTTTCTCCTGTTGCTGTAGTTACAGAAGTACTATTATTAACTGTAGTTCCTGCTGCTTGATTGGTACTTGTAATTTCTTCCAATACAATTACATGATCTACTTGGTCTGCACTATCTGTAGAAAAAATTAATTCATCATCTGGGCAAGTAAGAACATCACTTCCAGAGCGACTAACGTATAACCCATATTGACTTCCTCTTTGTCCTAATAATACTCTATTTGCCATAATTTAAGTCCATAATCCATTTGAATTACCAAACGTTGGATGATTTGTACTTCCAAAAGTTTGAGTTGTTCCACTTGCATCTATATAACTGCTTCCCATAAATCCATAAGCAGAAGGTATTCGTAATACTACAAAAGTTGTAGCGTTGCTTGTTCTATTTTGATGAAAAAGTTGAAAGTCTGTACTACTTAAATGTCCTGCCCCCGCAGTTTGTTGAGTAATCCACCCTCCTTCATATGTTTCTTTTGGAGTAAGGGAAGTATTTGTAAGTTCCCAAGCAAAACCTTGATTATTAAGATTATATAAATCTAAATCATATACTTGATTTCCGTCTACTCTATCTAAGTGATATACTTTGGTTCCTTGTTCAAAAATAAAATACATTGGAATATAGGTAAGAGTAGGTTTTGAACCACTTGTCCAAGTAATTGTACTCGAAGTAGAAGAACTCGAACCTCCTGCATAAATTTGTCCTGTTCTTGGTTTTGTAGAATCAAAAACCAAATTTTTTGCTGCAGTTGTAAGTACATCTTCTCCTTCTTTAGATATTTTTAGTCCATAGTTACTACTTCCTAAATTTCCTAATAAAACTCTGTTAGCCACTTAATTCTCCTTGTTGTACTCTCTTGGTCATAACATAAATATTGTTCACAGTACCAAGATAAAAACTTTCTACTTTTTTCTTTACTCCACCAGGATAAATCCTCTATTGAATTTTTTAATTGTGGTAGATGTCTCAAATCTTTTGTTATCCAATGATATTCAGGATAACCATAACTTATAATAGGAACATCATACATCATACATTCTATTCCTGCAGTGCTATTTTCAATTATAGCTAATTTAGTTTTTGGTAGTATAGTATGTATACTTTCAAATCCTTCTATTACAGTAACACCCATACTTTTCCATAAGTCTATTCTTTTCTTATATTTTTGCCACTCTCCTACTTTTTCAGTTTCTCTTTGTAATGTAGGGTGAATCTTCACAACTACTGGATAGTGCTTGTATAACTTATATACTATTGCAATAAGTTTATCCCAATGACTACCAAAAGAGTAATTTAATACAGTAGTATCTCCAGGCATTTGTCCTACTACGAGAATATGGTCTTCAGGAACTTGTACATCAGTTGATAACATTTTTAATTCTTCTCTATCACTCCATTTGCTTTCTAAATTTTTTATAAAAGTGGGGATTTTATCATTAAAGAAACTACTCTCATATGTTTCAAAATTAGGTTTTTCGTACGTTACTGAAGAATAACAAGCATAACCCAATTTATCTATAGAAAAATATTCTGGCGTTGGTGCAGTAGGTTTTAGAAATAAAGATTGTTCTCCTTTAAAAAATTGTAAATCATTTAATTCATCTACGTTTGTGTGATTATATACATAAATTGCATCTGTTTCATCTACGATTGGAGGATAATCAAAATTTAAGTATTTACTTACTTGAATTTCTGCTCCTAAAGACTCAAAAGCATTTAATACTCTGTCGTACATTGTTTGCCAGTTACCTTGAATATCTCTAAATCTGTGCGCACTTATTTTAACTTTCATTAAACCACCCACTAATTGCTATTCTTTGGTGTGGTGCACTAGAAGTAACTTCGCTTACAAAGTGGGGAAGTCCTCCATTTGGTAACTCCATAATAGTAAGAGAGTTAAACTCAGGCTGTATAAATTTGCCATCTACATGCAACATTCCTCCATATTCAGCTTTCCAATTTTTTGTCAAGTTAAATATAAAAGCAATGCCTCTTTGTGTATCAGTATGTGTACTTAAAAAATCTCCTCTATCATATACACTAACAAAAGTTTCATACCTTACAGGATTTTTTAAGTAAGTATTCTTCTTTAAAAAAGATACAAACCCATTATCTAAATAAGTATTAAACGAACATTCATAACAAGTGCAAGTACTCACATGAGTAGTACTTCTTTTAAATCTATAAGTAACGTACCCTTTCTGTAAGCTTTCTACTATCTTTTTATCGTAGTCCAAATTTCTAGAATTTAAATCATTTCCTACATATTTTATATCTTCATCAAAAAATTTATAAGTATACTTCCACCAATGTTCGGGAGTTTTGTAAATTTCTTCATGTAGGTGTTCTGCTAAATCTATAGGAAGAAAGTCCTTGTAAGTTTCTATCATAATTAATCCCAGTTAATATTAGTTATTTGTCCATTAAAACCTTGACAGACATACATTGGAAAAAACTTTTGTAACTTTTCTATATCTCCAAAGTCGTAGTTTAACTTTGGTAATTCTGCTTTTTTCTTTTTTACAATTACTGAAACATCATAGTTATATTGTATTACACTTGCTTTACTGCAATCAAATCCTGCAAGTATAAGATTATATAGTAAGAGTCCTCCATTCCATAAACTAACATGACCTCCTACAATATTATGTTTTAAAGGAGGAACTGAGATTGCTAACACTCCTTCTTCTTCTAATAAATTGTATAATTTAGTTAAAAAATAATTTATATTTAATTGATGTTCTAGTACATGAGCACACCATATTGCTTCAAATTTTCTATCAAAAGATATTTTGTTGAAGTCTCCTTGATAATCTGAAGATAAGTAATCTGTTGTAAAACATTCTATTCCTTTTTGTTTAAAAAGTTTTGTAAATTGCTGCTCACCAGAACCTACATCTAGTACGTTTTTAAAGACGTGGTCTTCAATTAATTTATTAAAAGTTTTTAAAGATCTCATATTATTATTTTGGCTATTTAATTTTTATAATTATAACAAAATCTAAACCATAAGTCAAGAAATATTTTTAGTCCGCTATTATTATTCTACTATTAACTCCATCAAAAATTATTTTACTATTATTTGAACCAACTCCTCCACCTGCTACTACAGAAGTAATTTCAGTAAAATCTGAATCTGCTGTTCCAGAACCATCATACTCAAAACTTCTTAAACTTGGTAAATGAAAGAACACGTCACCTGCTATTGGATTATTTCCTGTTCCTCTTAAATTACTAATAGCAGTGTACATAGCACTTCCTGTAGGAACTGCTCCTGCAGCTAGTCCAGAAGTAGTAGAATCAAAGACAACAGCTTTACCTGCAGCACCTGCTGGTCCTGTAGGGCCTATAGTACCAGTTCCACCTGTCGGTCCTGCTGCACCTGTTGGACCTAACGGTCCTGTTGGTCCTGCTCCACCTACTGGTCCCGTTGGACCAGCTCCACCTACTGGTCCCGTTGGACCAGCTCCACCTGTAGGTCCTTGTGGCCCTTGTGTACCTTGTATACCTTGAGGTCCTGTAATACCAGTGGCACCTGTAGGTCCTTGTGGCCCTTGTGTACCTTGTATACCTTGAGGTCCTGTAATACCAGTGGCACCTGTAGGTCCTTGTGGCCCTTGTGTTCCTTGTATACCTTGAGGTCCTGTAATACCTGCGGGTCCTGTTGGTCCTGCCCCACCTGTAGGTCCTTGAGGTCCTACTCCACCTGTTGGACCTGCTGCTCCTGTTGGACCTGCTCCACCTGTTGGTCCTGCTCCACCTGTTGGTCCTGCTGCACCTGTAGGTCCTACTCCACCTGTAGGTCCTGGAGTTGTTCCTGCGGGTCCTGTTGGTCCTGGTGTACCAGTTGGTCCTGCTCCACCTGTTGGTCCTGGAGTTGTTCCTGCGGGTCCTGTTGGTCCTGGTGTACCAGTTGGTCCTGCTCCACCTGTTGGTCCTTGAGGTCCTACTCCACCTGTTGGACCTAACGGTCCTGTTGGTCCTGCTCCACCTACTGGTCCTGTTGGACCTGCTCCACCTGTAGGACCTTGTGGTCCTCGTGTTCCTTGTATACCTTGTACACCTGTTGGTCCTGCTGCACCTGTTGGTCCTGCTCCACCTTGTGTTCCTTGTATACCTTGTACACCTGTCGGCCCTGCTGCACCTGTAGGTCCTTGTGGCCCTTGTGTTCCTTGTATACCTTGAGGTCCTGTTGGACCTGCTCCACCTTGTGGTCCTGTTGGACCTGCTCCACCTGTTGGACCATCGGGTCCTGTTGGTCCTATTCCACCTTGTGGCCCTGTTGGACCTGCTCCACCTGTTGGACCATCGGGTCCTGTTGGGCCTGGAGCACCTTCCAATCCTTTAGTTACTGCATATAACTCTTCCATACTATAAACTGTGCTACTGTTTGTTGCTACTTTACATAATATGCTGTCTTGTAAAATAGAAGGTTTAAAACTTTGAAATTCAATAGTCGCGCCTGAATAAGTAGTCTTTACAACTTCATCTACATACATTAATGTATCGCTTTCAATAAATTGTATTCTTCCATAATAAGTAACAGGACTAAATGTTAAAGTTACTCCATTTCCTATAGTTTGGGGAGAGCTTAAAGTTATTGAAGTACCACTTATTGCTGTAACAAATACACTTGTACTTATTCCTGTTCCAGTTACTTTATGTCCTATTTTTATATTAGAATTTGAAGACCCTATAGTTAAAGCTGTAGAATCACTTATACTGCCACTTGAAGTAGAAGTTGTAGAACTACCATTAATTATTCTTACTAAATCGCCATTATTAAAATCTGATTCAAAAGAAGTAGAAGTTCCTATTATTGCGTTATCATTTGCAGACACTGCTATTGTTCCACTTGCAGCTGTTAATCCATTATTAGAAGCACCGACTTCTTTAAAATAAGTAACCGTAGGAGTAATTGAAGTATCGCTATAAATTTGAACTGCTTTAAATCTATCTGTAGAGTCACTTTCGTCAAATAATAAATAAGCTTCTGCAGATGCTCCCATTCCTGAAAAATCTTGCTGGTAAGTAGAAGCTGTAGCGCTTGAATTTAAAAATGTTTCTCCACTCGGAGAATCAAATTGATAAGTACTTGAACCAATTTCTAACAATCCTGTAGAATCATCAATAGTTACAGTTTGATTAATTGAACCACCTTTAGGAACTAAATCAACTTTAGAAGTAAAGGAATTTCCAAGACTGCTTTCTGCAATTTCAATCTGTCTAACTGTATATTGAGATACTGTTCCTGAGCTTGAAACAGTTCTGACTTTTATTTTATATATACCTGCTTTTATATTTTTAAATGTTAAAGTTTGAGTTGTTATATTTGTTTTTATAGTTCTTGCTTCTCCCCTAATATTGTGGGATACTTCAAAACCCGAAGCAAATTTATATCGAGTACCGTTTGAGTTTTCAGGAAATTTCCAGTTTACAACTAATTGATGTCCTTGTGAATCTGCCGCAGTATTTGTAGAAATAGACCCATCAGATATACTCATAGGTTCTACACTCAAACTAATACTATCAGGTGCGGGTACTACATCTTCTGGATTTGGAGAATTATCAACAGGTCTAATATTAAGTTCAAAACCTCTTTCAATCTGTGCAAATTTATTAGCAGCAAATTCTGCAGCTACTATAGAATATTTATAGTTATCTTCTTCTTTAATAGATATTACTTTGTATTCTTTTACTGTGCCTGTTTTTTCTGTTCCATCGGAATTAAATAATCTTAATGACCATATAGTTTCTTCCTCTGGAGCTTCACTAAATGCTGAAGATACAGTTAAAGAAGAAACATTTCCTGCAGATGTTGTTACAGTTTTAGTCTCTATTCTTACATTTTCTGACCAAAAAACTTGTACGCTATTATTTGAATCATCACTTAAGTTAGCTGCATCAGACTCAGAAGTAATATTTGGTATTAAATCACCTCTATTATATACTACGCTTGATATAGTTGCAGTCTCTTGTTCTAAATATGCGCCACCTTTAGGGTAAACTAATAATAATTGAGGTGGAAAATCACTTGAATAAGAGGGTAAATTAATTGTTCTATCTAAAGGTATTACTGTTGTAGTTTTTGTACCTGTTGCTGAAACTCTTCCTGAATAAGATGATCTGTCTCTGTCTGCGTCTTGTACTGTAATAATATCTCCAGGCCCTAAACCTACAGCAGCAATACTTGTTACAAAAGATACTGTTTCTTTTTCTAATCTTTGACTTAGAAGCTTCCACTTACCTGCTCTATGTGCTTGACCTCTTGATGTACAGCCAAATGCTAAATGTTCGCTTCTTACAATTCTTCCTGTTTCTAGTATTCCTTGCTGGTCTTCTACATATTCAGTACTTTGTCTATAATTATCATTTGGGTCATTCCATTGAACTTTTACTTGATTAGTTCTAACTCTATTTCCTGTTCCTTCATATTGAAAAATTCCTCCTTCTATATTTCCTTTTGTAAAAGCATATACAGGTTCTTTTTCTCTATCAGAAATTGCAGTTACTTGACCATCTTTCCAAATAGCCATTCCTCTAAAAACACTTGCGAATTGTTTTAATACATTCGTAGCTTCTGCTGCTTTTGATAAGTACACATTAGTTGTAAAACGAGGTTCATATCCACCTTCTCCATCAGGAACTAATTCATCACAGTACTTTGCTAATTGAAATAATCCATATTTATCTATATTTGATTTATCTATGAACTGTCCTAATCCATATCTTTCGTTTGTTAATAAATCATAAAAAACCCATACTGGATTATTGCAATATACTTTTTCATAGTTTACTGATGTTGCATTAAAAGTAGTTATATCTCCTCTAAAATTACCGTCCCAATTTTGATAAGTACTTTCAGTTGCTCCTGTAGTTATATTTCTTGTATAAGCTGCTGCTCCGCCTGTCTCATCTCTTGTAAGATAGTTTGTAGGTACTTGTATTTTTAATCCTTTTAATAAGTAAGCTCTTTGAGGTAATTGACCTTCAAAATCAGCAGCATTAAAAGATGTTGAGATATAAGAAGTGTACGGATATTTTAACTTATCTTTTATTATAGATTCTATTGTAGCTAAAGTACAAGGGTTTGTATGTCTATAACTGCCATCTATAAAATTCGTATCATTAATTCTTCTTACTCTTATTCTCCAGTCATCATAAGGTTGGAATTTATCTGTGATTATCATAAATTCTTCACTAAACTCATTGTATTGAGGTTCGTTTGGTTTTATATATCCAGTATTTGGAAAACTGCTGGTCGTAATAAAGTTGACATTTCTGTCTCGTCTTCCAGTGCTTCTATTAATAATTTGACTATTGGTAGGTCCATACAATAGTTCTGAGATATAACTCGAACCATTATCTACACTATACTCAAAGAATATTTGAAGTTCAACAAAAGAAGATTCTTTAGAGCCACTTGATTTTATTGCGTGACAAGCAGGCAATTTAAAAGTTAAATGAATTTCATCTATTTCGGAAGGATTAGATACTCCTGCAAGAGCTGAAGTTATAATTGTATCTTCTGCTGTACCTTCGGATTTTGTCGGCTCATCTAATTCATTATTGTATCCAGAAACTAAATTTCCTCCAGTTCCTACTCTTGCTCTTAAATCTGACTGTTCTAAACTTATGTTTAATGCAGTGTTTGTTGCTGCAGAACCAAAACCTGTTTCATGTGGTATATAATCTTGATTTCTCTCACCTGACTTAAATTGCATTTTGACTTTCTCAAAATTCATTATATCATCATTCTGACCAACGATTGTATTAAGAGCAGATATTTGACAAGATACATTAGAAGTCGTTACAGGAACAGCCTTAGAAAGTGTTGCTACATTTCCTGATATTGAACTAATACTTGCATTAAAATCTAAAGAAATATTTTTAGAAGATACAGTTACGGCTGCAACATCTTGTACTGTAATTTCTGTCGCGCTTACAAAAGTCTTTACTTTAGTTATTAAATCTGTTCCATCTTGTCCTGCTCCTGCTATTCTTATAAAAGCCTCGGGAGTAACTGATCTTAAATTTACCATATCAGAAGTAAAGAAAGAACTACTTGTTGTCACTGTATCAGAACCTGCTGTCATACTTGCAATGCCAGTTCCTTGTTTTTCTGCTCCAACAATAGTTACAGTTCTTGCTCCAAGAGATAGTCCTGATTTATTATTTAAAGTAAGTGAATTTATTTCTCCGAATTGAGAATGAGTAATATTTGCAGAACCAGCTGTAGTACTTAGTATAACTCTTCGAGGTTTCATTATTTCATTTGCTATATTATCTATAAAAGGTACATCATTTATAAATATAGAAGCAAAGCCATTTGCTAACCCTTCTATTGGGCCTTCAGAAAGGATATCATATACAACAGCATGTTGTTCCTTATCAGGATGCCTTCTACTACTATTAACTGTTGCTGGTTTAGTATATTTTGCCATTTATATTCCTATTTTTGTTGCACATAGTCTGCTGAACTCTTTGTACCTGTATGCGGTCCTGTTTGTATCGTATAAGATGAAGTTCCATCTGATTTATAGTTTGTACTTGTTCCTGTGGTTACAAAATTCGAACTTGCATATGAATTTATTGTACCTGGAGCAAAACCCTCATTGATTGGAGTTCCTCCTATTTTCATTTGTCCATATAATACTGGAACAGGTTGTCCTTGTTCTATATTTTGTCCTGCCCCATTAAAAAGGAAAGAAGGGTCATCCACTTCAGGCTCAGCTGCAGACATTTCGCTTAATCCCATAAGTGCTAAATTTACTCCTAAAGCAGCGACTAACATTCCGGGCACTGTTAAACTAACTGCAGCGCCATAACTCATAGCTGTAGCAGCTGAAACAGTTCCTGCTGACATAGCTCCTCCTATAGTAGTTGCGCCTGCAGCTCCGGCTCCTCCAGCTGATGTGAAGAAAACTCCCATACCCGGAAGAAAGAAGAGCGCAGCTAATAATAAAAGTCCTGCGATTAATTTTCCTAAACCTTTGCCTGAACCTGCTGGAACTGGGGTTATAATTACAGTATCTTTTAAATTAGGCAACCATAAATCTTCTTCATCTTCAAAAAGTTCGTCTCCATTTTGAATACTAAATTGTATATTTTTATTATGGCAGTCGATTAAATATTCTTTAAATCCTTCAACTTGGCAATCAATAAGTTTTAATACATCACGCATAGAAGAATCTACAGAAGTCCATTCTGCTCCAAATTTTTCTCCTAATTCTCCCATCAATTTAACGTGGGTCATAAATATATTCTCCTCTTTCCGGTAATGATACAATTAAATATGGTATCCCTAAAATTTTTGACGCATTTTTATCATGCTCGCTTGGATGACAATTTTGCCCATAGTGACTATGGACTACATATAATATTTTTGAAATAATCGAGTGACGAACGTATTCCTTTGGGTCAATGTAAAAAGAATTTTCATCTTCACTTTTATTTTCTACAGAAATAAATTTAATTTCGTTACTTTTTTGAACTATGAGTCCGCAACCTTCACGCGGTGCCTCTTTCTCCATGTGACTATATATTTCTGGTAATAATTTATTTAAACTTTCTTGCACCTGGGAATCCTCCAAAAGGTAATTGTGCTACTGTACCTGGTTTTGCTGAACCTGAAGTAAATCCAAATCTTTTTATACAAGATTTTAATCTTTTTCCGCAAACATCTCCTCTTTCCCAGTAACTATTAAATCCAGGAGCAACATTTGAACCAGATGTTTGTGTTCTTGTTGCTTTCCATAATCTTACTTTACTATCAGACCCCGTATGAGTTACATAATTATTGAATCTATCATCTGTATAAGTATAGTAGTTTGCACTTGAACTGTAAGTATCAAATACTCTTATTCTTGCCCAGGTTGCACTATTATCTGCAGGAGTATTACTTGTACTTGATGTTGCCTGCCAGTAATTTAATATCGTTGAACTATCTGCAGAAGTATCTATAGTGCCATCTTCATTATATCTTCTAACTCCAGATGCTGTTCCTAAAGTCAGCGAAGTTTTATAATAACTATCAGCAGTAGCAGAAGAACTAAATGTTGTAAAACTTGTGCTGGAAACTATAACATACTCATCATCTGCATTTACATAAACGGTGTAAGTTGTTCCTGCAATTCTATAATTACTTTCTTCGTGCCAAGTACATGCTCCTCTTTTATTTGCTTCTGTTTTACTTGGACAAGCACCTTGATAAATCCAAGGACAAGCATTATGACCTACAACTCTATAAGGAAGTACTAATCCTTCTACATCAAAAGGAGTTGTTAATTCAAATGAAAGTTCTAATGCATTTCTTTGTTCTATTCTATCTATAATCCATACTTGGCGAGGAAATTCTATTGGAGTTACTCCAGAGCCTGTATCTGCACTTCCATCTTTTAAATATTTTCGTAAAGTTCTTCTTCTATATAATTTAAAACCAACTAAGTCATCAGGAGTTAAATTTCCTAAAGCAGCTCCAAAAGTGTCTAATACGTTTGCAAAAGTTATTACTGGTCTTGGTGCAACACCTGTTGATTTTGTTTCTATTCCCTCTATTTGAATTGGTAAAGCATCATAAGTATTTAGCTGAGTATTTGTGTCATAGTCATACATTTGTACGTTACCTAAATCACTATCTTCTCCTCTTGTAAAATAAACTTTAGAAGTTCCTTCTGCATTTAGTGCAATTTCATACAAGTCTACAATCCCTGAAGACTGTTCTAATCCTTGAACTTCTTTTATTGCTATTTTTTCACTCATTATGCTTCGTATACTCTCTCAAAAGTTGCACTTAAACTATAGAAATCGTCATACGCCCAAGTTTGATTCCATTGTCTGCAAATAACTTTTATAGTTTCATTTCCATTTGTATCATCAATTGTCATTCTAAATTTAGAAACACCTCCTAAACTTTCAAAAAATGCTACTATATCGTCTATTTCTGCTTTTGGTCTTGTACTAAAAGACACATTCATAGTTTGTGCTAAATTATTAATGCCATCTGCAAGTCTTTGTTCATACCCATCTCCAAAAGTCATTGTATGAACTTTTGGAGTAGAAGCTCTTGTAAATCCTTTATCTACAGCAACTCCTCCAGAGAACCCTGTAATATTACTTCCATCATTTTGAAATATTGCTGTTGCCATCTTAACTTAATACTCCTCCAGGTCTTTTTTCTCTTTGTATTGTTTCCATTACTGCCATTTGAATTGCCATTCCAAGTGCTTTTCCTTGTTCTGCATTTCCACCAGTACTGTTTGTATTTCCACCTGCATCTACATTAATTACTATATTGTTATTTCCGCCACTTCCTTTCATATTCACTGGAATACTTCTTCCATCTGGCAAAGGCACAACAGCTTCATTGTGTTTTCCTTCTCCTACAAGATAAGTAGGTTCTGTTGCGATTCCACCACTTCTATAGCCTGTAATTCCTCCTTTTGCCATTGGAATAATTCCTCCATCGGCCATTGGAATAGGTAATCCCATTGCTCCAAGTATTTTTAAAGCTAACATTTTTGCAAGTATTTGAGCCATCATTTGAAGAACAGATTGTGTCATTGATTTAAAAGCATCTTTAAGAGTCATCGTTCCATCAATTAATCCTTGTATTGCAGTTTGCATTGAAGTTGCAAAAGTATCTACTAATTGGTCTTTTGCTCTCATTGTAATATTTTCGAGTCTTTCTGCAGTTGTTAGTTGTACTTTTAAGTTTGCTAACTTTGCATCTTCTTCTGCTATTTCTACTTTATTTTTTTCAGCGCCTTTATTTTTAAGCTCCTCTCTTCTTTGCATTGTCTGGGTAATTTCTAACTCTATTAGTTTTACTTTATTGCGAAAATTCATTTCTTCTCTAATTATTTTTGGCATACCTAATGACTTTTCTTGAAATTGAGTTTGTAAATTTATTTTATCTGTAAGAAATCCTATTTCTACTTTAGCGAGTCTTTCTGCTTCATTTATTGCTAATTGCCCTAAATCTTTTAACACCTCTGCAGGGTCTCTTGTATATCCGCCTCCAGCAAAAGCAGCTTTTCTTTTATAAGTAGAAAGTATCTTATCTACAGCTTCGTCACCTACAAACTGTCGAAGGGAGCTAAGTGTTGCTTCGTCTGTCACCATACCATGCATTCCTCCCGTTACTCCAAATCTTTTAAAGATATCTTCAGGAGAAGCATCTCCAAGGTCACTTAAAGTTTTTCCAAAAGTTCCTATAGCTGCTCCCATTCTAAAAAATGCGGACCCTTGAGTTCTCATACTTGACATTGCTGTTCCAAAGTCTTCCACTGCTCCTTTTAATAAGTTAGTAGTAGTAGAAAATTTCGTTATTGCATCTGCAGCCAGTGTTCCGTTTTCTTGTAAATCTAATAAATCAGTTGCTATTGCTTTAAAAGTTTCATTACTTACATAATCTTTATTTATCTTTCTTAAATTTGTAGTTAAATTTTGTATTTTTTCATCTAATTGCTTATATGCGTCAGTTCCTTCTAATACTCTATTACGTTGTTGCTCTAAACTTGTTATAACTTGTTTTACTACATCTACTTGCTCTGAGGATAATCTTTGTGTTCCTGAAGGAGTTAAGAAATTATTAGCTCCTCCTTCCTCTCCAAAAGCATCTGCAATGCCTTTAAAACTAAAATTAGAGAAAAAGTTTGCCTCTTGAACAATAGCTCCCATATAAGTAGCTGTTTCTTTCATTTTTTTTGCTAAATCTGTTACAATTTCATTTTGCTCTTTTAGTTGCTTATTTACATTTTTTAAATTTTCTTCAAACTTTCTAGTAGCTGGGTCTTTAAATTTATCAAACAAACCTGACAAAACTGAAATTAAAGATATAACTAATCCTGCCCATCCAAGTGCAGAAATAAATCTGGAAAGCACCATACCTCCGAATTTTACAAATCCAAGGAAATTTCCATATTCTGCTCTCATTATATATAGTTCTGCTTTCCATCTTGCTCCCATTCTTTTAAAAGAATTTCCTGAACTCATTTCTAATTGAGCATTATGAGCTTTTAAAACATTTAGAAGATTTTGACTTTCGCTTTTTACAAATGTAGAATAATTTAAATAACTTGATTTTTTACGAGTCATTGCAGTTTCAAAAGCTTTTACCTCTTGTTTTGTACCTAAGTTTCCAAACTTTGATAGTCCTTTTTCTGACATCATTCCTTTTAATACTTTTGATGCAGATTTACTTGCTTTTTTAGTATCAATAGTTGGTGCTTCAGGAGTAATTGCTCTTAAAATACCTGAGCCTAATAATGCAAAAGAGCCTGCAAGAGCTACTATATTTTTTGTGAGACCTTTTGCTATAAACTCTGCTAAACCTGTTAGTCCCATTTTTATTGAGTTTATTAAGTCATCAAATGATTTTGCTAAAAGTTGGAATTGGTTTAATTCAGTAGAAAATTCACCAAACTTTTCTTCCCCTTGTCTAAGAACTTCATTTACAACTGCTTGAGATTTTTCAAAAATAGTTAAAGAATCTTTTGTCTTATTAATTTCATCTGCATATTTTTTTGTTGCAGTTTCTAATCTAAGAATAATACCTAATTCATCTAATAATTCTGGCTCTGCTTTTGTAGCACCTCTTACTAATCTATTTAAAGAGTCTGTTAAGTCTCTTCCAAGAGCAATAGAAGCATTTTTTGCAACTCCTCCAAGTCTTGATATTTGGTCTGAAGTTAATCCTGCAGCTCTTGCTATCGCTACTGATTGGGCGGCTTCTGCAAAAGCTAATTGTTGTCCTGTGGCTGCTTGTAGTCTTGAGGTTAATAGTTTAAGAGATTCTCCTGTTATGTAAGCATACTCTTTCTGACCTTCAATTAATATTCTATAATTAGCAGCGTCTTGTAAAAATCTAAAAGCTGCTCCAATCGCAAATATATTAGCAGCTAAAGTTGCATATGCAGGTACAAGTCCGCCTGTAATGCCCTGAGCCATTTTTGAAAAGTTTTTTGTGGTATTTGAAGACTGTTGAGATGCTCCTTTAAAGTTACGGTTTAAAGTTTGTTCTGATTTACTTAAATCATCAGTAGCTTTCTTGGCTTTTTTCGTCTTCTGTGCAAATAGTTCAATAGTATTACCATCATCTAATTGAAGTAATATTTTTCCGCCTTTTATAGTTTTTGCCATTTACTTTCTTAAATTAGCAGAATTTATTCCGCCCTTAGCTTTTGTTTCTTGACTCTTTCTTTGTCTTTCCAGCTTTTTATTTATTTTGTCTGTGTTTCGTGCTTCAATATGCTTTATAAAATATATAGTAGATTTTTTGTCTTTTACATCCCATACATCTAAAAGAGTTCCGAGAGATGAAAAATCTTTTCCCATATAAGAACCACTCATTCCATCCCATCTATCAGGTAGTAAATCGTGCAATAAAAAAGCCACCTGAACTTCATAGGGATAATCCTCTGTAGTCGGTGGCATTTCGTCTGGGTCAGGTTCAATACCTTTTTGATCACATAATTCTAAATATGTGTCTAAAGGTAATTGACCTTCCTTATAATGTTTATCTAATAAACCAAGTATTTGTGTTACTTGGTCTTGGTAAAATTTTCCAGGTCGCCTGTAATTTCTGTAACCCAAGTATCAAAGTCAGCTCCATTTTTCATCAATGTTTCTGCATTTTCTACTGAGAAATCTAATTCATCTTCAGGCTCAAGTCCACTTATATCTACTAATAGAAGCTCTTCTAAGTACTTATATTTGAGTCCTTTCCATCCTTTGATGACGGCTTTACAGTATTCTGTTAAAAATTTATCTTCATCAAGAGTTTCTTCAAAAGCTCTTGTCTTTCTGTTTAGTTTCTGAGAGACACATCTACTTCTTAATTTAATGAGTTCTTCTCTTGCTAAGTAACATAAGTCAACAGAAAATCCATTTAAAGTAGGATAATCAACTGTTACTGTTTTACTTGGAGTTAATAAACTCGCTAATGATACGTTTTGTTTTTGTTCTGTCATTGTTTTTTCCTATAAAAGAGGGAGGGAATGACCCCTCCCTGTTAATTTAATTATTAAGTTACCGCTGGTCCTACAAACTCCATTGTAATTTCGTCTGTTCCATCTACTGATGTTGGTAAAGCGTGGAAAGTAGTTTCCAAACTTACTATATCATCAATTGAATGTGTAGGTACTTCTAAGTGACAAGTTGGTAAAGTCATAGTAACTCTTGGAGTATTACCAGTTCCACCTACTACAAATACTAAATTGAAGTCATTTGTAATTACTGAAGTTGATTCAATAATATCTTCAAATAAGTCTGCACTTGAATTTGCACCACCAGTTGGAGTATTTAAGTAACAAGTAAAGTTACCTGAAACATTTCTTGTTCCTGTTACATGACCTAAAGGTTGATTGACAATTCCTAAAGTTTCAGGAGTTAAAAAAGTAATATTGTTTCCAATAGTAATGTTTCCGCCTGTTAATGTTAAATCATATGAAGTTTGAATATCTCCATCTGCTGTTGCAGTAACAGTTAAGTCTGTTAATCTATTCCTAATAAAGTTATTTGTGTCAGCTGCTGCTGTTCCTTCGTAAATTGTTGCTGTTGGCATTGAAGATGTTTCAGTAATAATCTGACCAAAACCAGACCAGTTTGCTGTTGCAATTCCATCAATGTCAAAATCAATTGAAACTTCATTTACTACACAGTCTGCAATTTGATAAATAGTAGGAGTTGATTTTCCACTACCCATTTCAAATGTAAGTGTAAAAGTATCTAAAGTTACTTTATTAGAATTTGTAAATACTAAATCTGCTCCGTTTGCATCAGCTGAACTAAAGCCTGCTCCTGATTGACCAACTGCTGCTGAACCTGCTAAAGCATTCCATAGAGCTTCTTCTACTACATGAGAAAAAGCTGAACCATGCTCTCCTCCAGAACCATCTCCGCCAGAGGTAAAAGGTCTAATATATGTTGAAAAAGACCACTCTGCTGGTGCGTAAGAATCTGTGAACATTTGTCTTGCTCTTCTACTCACACCTGCCGCTGTAGCCATTTCATTAAGAGTTACCTCAGTTGTGTTTGTCGCCTGAGAAAAACTAAATCCATCTAAAACAGGTATATTATATACTGCACTCTGTGAGTCTGTTAGATGAACCTTAGTATCTCGACTAAAATAAAATGTATCTGCCATTTTAATTTCTCCTATTTTAATGAAAAGAGCTTTGGCTAAACTTTAGTTTGCCGTGGCTGTTTTCTAATATTGGACGGTAGTAATTATTTCGCCTATTCCAAAAGGGTCTAAAACACCTTCGTCCGTATCAATACTGAGTATCGTTGTTTGAATAGTACTTTGTACTTTTCCTAAATTATCAGTATACGTTATTGGGTTATTGGTTTCTAACACAGTTTCTACATCTTCCATTAATCTTTCCAATGCTTCTACTGGGTCATCTTCATTTACGTAGCAACGAAAAGTTAAAGTTAAAAATCTAAACTTTTCTCCCGCACCTAAATATTCTCTTGTTTCACTTCCTGCATTTATATGTATTGCTGGAAACTCTTCGATTTCATCCCAAAATTTTAATCTTGGTTCTACATTTGAAACAGAACTTAAAAAATTACCTGTTCCATTTATAGTTAATAATTTCTTAACAAAGGCATTAACAATAGCACTTCTTCGTGTAGTATAACCTCTTTCTGACATTATATTCTCCTAACTTTTATAAACTTTTTGCCCATTAATTCGCCTGCTATTTCCCGTATTGTTCCACCTATTAATCTTCTAGGGTCTCTACCTGTACTTCCTTGTGCAAATCCAGGTTCAAAAGTTTGATAAGGATACTTCATATATGTATAGTCTATATTTACTCCGCCCTTTGGTCCTACTAAAACATTTGTGACTTCTGCGCTTGTTCTAAATCTTCCTGTTCTGTTTCTTAATGCTGGAGGATTCATTCTTTTTAACATTTCCTCTGGTAAAGCAGCGTTTAATAATTCTTTTAGAGCTACTGCACTATTTGCTTGTCTTGCTCTAGTTTCTGTAACTTTAGAAGCTGCAAGAGCTTTTCCGGATTTTCTTGTTTTAGTTTTTAGTTTTTTACCTGGAACTCTACTTCTACTTACTTTTTTATCTGTTTTTATTTTCTTTTTTAATTCTTTACTTAACTTTATATTTTTACCTTTACTCAGCTCTTTCCCCATTTTTGCTATTGCTAATTCAGGAATTGCTTTTGAAGGTTTATCACTTGAAGTCCATAAGTTTTCTATTTTCTTTATGTCCGAAATTTCCGCATATTTAGTTGCTAATCTTACAAATTCGGGAGTTGGCTTATCTCCTTTTCCAAAAATATTCTTAAAAGCTTCTGAAATTGCTGTATTTAAAGCTCCTGGATTTGATGCATTTTGGTCCTCTAAAGTTATTTCTGCTATAAATTCTAAAACATCATTAAAACCTTTTGTACCTCTGTCCTTTTTTAGAACGTGTTCGCCACCTATATACTCTGTTAAAAATCCATTAAAAATATCAGTTATTGATATAATACTGCTATCTTCAAAGTTTTTATTTACACTTTTTATAGCATTATCAACTGCTTGTTTCATAGATTTTTTCAAAGCTATATCTGTATAACTTCCTTTTTGACCTTGAAAGTTAGTTGCTGGTGCATATCCTTCTACTGTTTTACCTTTAGAATAGTCTATTTCTCTTTCAGTTCCGTGTTCATATTCAGTTCGTGCTTCTATTGTATCTATATAGCCATCAAAAGCATTAGCATAAGCGGCTTTTACTTCTTCTGACATTTCAGTTTTAAAAGTAGTTTCAATATCTTTTTTAACAGAGCTCGTCATTCTTGGATTATTTTTCCATTTAATTACCCACTCTTTTTTATTTTGTCTTATTGTTTGAGGTAATGTTAGCCAACCTTTTTTTCTTGATGTAGTATTATTAGTTTTTGCCCACTTATTCATATGATCACATATTTTATTCCATTCAGTGTCATCTTTAGAATTTAATGTTAATCCTCTTATAGTATCTCCTAAATCTTCTCCTTTAGGATTTTTAGGCACACTGACTGCAGCACTTATATTATTTCTTAACAGTCTAACTGTTCCTGAATATACTCCAACAGAAGCACTTTTCTTAGTGCCTCTTGATTTCATAAAATCTATAAAATTACTAACTGCTTGGTCTCTAATAGTGGAGGACATTAAATTATAACTCTATATAAATCAAGTACTCTTTTTATATGGTCTGGAAAGTCTGTATTATCTCTTACTCCAGATGTTCCTTGATTCTGTAGCGTAGCGCCTGCTATTGTTCTTCTTTCCTTATGTTCGTCTTTTAAATAATATGTTACTAAATCAAATAATGCTAATTTCAAGTCTGCTGGTGTTGCTGCATATCCTGCTGTGTATTCTATTTGTACACTTCCAACACCACTTGCCCAATATTTTTCACCACCCGATTGATTCGTACGAATAATCGCGTCGCTGGCTGTATCTACGTAATATTCATAATTACTTGTAGACAGAGTTTGGTAAGTTTCTCCGTATCCTGTTCTTTCTTTTACAGAGTTTACAGTTACCAATGGGCTCTCACTTACAATAACAGTAGTAGTATATTTATCCCTGATTGTAAAAGTTTCAGTCTTAGCTGAAGAGTAGTAATCAATAAATGATGTACCACAATACTTTTTTGCAAGGTCGCTGACTTGTGGAACTATAATATCAAGGCGTTGGTCTTCTTTCTGACCATTTATGCCTTCTGCATTTTTATATTCCTGTACTGTTATTAAGTCTGCCATAATTAAAAAGGGGAGTGTTAGGTACACTCCC